AGCATACACGAATCAAGGTGATATTGTGTATCGATTTATTCCCTGTATGTGTGCGGGACTAGCTTATTATTTAAGTTTAAAAATAGCTCCAGATAGAACACAAAATTTAAAATTATTATATGAAGATGAATTAGCAAGAGCTCTTACAGAAGATAGTTCTTCTACTAGCACTTTCTTAACACCAAAGGTATACTTTCCAACAGTATGAGTAGTTTTGCCAAAGGTAAATACGCAAAAGCGATATCCGATAGAAGTGGTATGTCTTTTCCGTATCATGAAATGGTTAAAGAGTGGAATGGTTCTTTAGTTCATATTTCTGAATTTGAAGCAAAACAACCACAATTAGAATTGAAAGTTAAATCCGCTGACCCTGAAGCATTATTAAATTCTAGAACAGATAGGACAGAGCCAAGTGTTCCTGTTGTTTTACCATTTAATCCTTTTACTACTGTTGCTTCAAGTCAAGCTTTCGTAAATGTTTTTTCTCCAGGTCATGGTAGATCAACAGGAGATACTGTAAGATTTAGAGGACCAACAACAACAGGAAATGGTTCTGGTAATACACAATATGCTTCTATTCCTAGTTTCGATGGTATTACAGATATTAATTCTAGTTCAGGATTCACAATAACAGTAGGTCAAAAAAATTCATCAGGAGGTGTTGTAACAGATACAACATCTGACTATTATCATTTTTCAAGTAGTGATACAGCAACATTAGGTTCTGTTTCTAGTGGCAACGATGGTTGCTCTGCAGGTCCTGTTACATTGGAGGCATAATGGCAAAAACATTAAGTGATTTAAGAACAGATATTAGAAACTACACAGAAGTAGATAGTAATGTTTTATCTGATACTGTTTTATCAACAATTATATCTAACGCAGAAGCTAGAATATTTAGAACAGTAGATTCCGATGACACAAAATTTTATGCAACATCAGAAACTACAACAGGTAACAGATATATAACAGTTCCTGTTGGAACAATTATTATTCGATATGTACAACTAACAAACCCTAGCAGTTCTGACCAAGTTTATCTAGAACAAGTAGATAGTTCTTTTATGGCTGAGTTTTTTGCTGATCCAGACAATTCAAATGATTATGCACAACCAAAATATTATGCTCAATGGGATTCTGATAACTGGGTCGTAGCCCCTACACCAGATCAAGCCTATGCTTTAACTATGGCCTATATTAAAAAACCCGACAGTATTACAACCTCAGATTCAACAACAACTTACCTATCAACATATGTATATGATTTACTATTATATGCTTGCCTTTCGGAAGCCTTTAAATACTTGAAAGGACCAACTAATATGTTAGATTTGTATGAACGTTCATATCAAGAAGCTGTTCAGACATTTGCTGTTGAACAACAAGGACGCAGACGTAGAGACGAATACACCAGTGGAGCTATTAGAACTTTAATCGATGCCCCACTACCAAAGTACAAATAAGGAGTAAAAAATGGCAAACATAATACCTGATTCTTTTAAAGAAGAAATTTTAAAAGGAACACATAATTTTGCATCTAGTGGAGGCGACAGCTTCAAACTAGCCTTGTACACCAATATCTCAGGTCTTTCAACATCAACTACCGCTTTTACTGCAACTAATGAAGTGAGCACTTCTGGAACAAATTATACTTCTGGTGGTAATGCTCTAACAAATAGTGGAGTAGCAGTGGCAAGTAATACTGCTTTTATTGATTTTGCGGATTTAACTTTTTCTTCTGTTACACTAAGTGCAGTGGGAGCGATGATCTACAACGATGATAACAGTGATAAGATTTGTTTGATTTTAGATTTTGGTGGAACAAAGACAGCAACAAACGGAGACTTTATTATTCAGTTTCCAGCTGCTGGTGCATCAACAGCTATCTTTAGAATAGCGTAGGAGAATAAATGGCACTTATTGTTAATGATAGAGTAAAAGAAACTACAACCACAACCGGCACAGGAACAATTACATTAGGTGGTGCGTCTACTGGTTTTGAAACTTTTGCAGCAGGGATAGGTAATTCTAATACAACTTATTATTGTATTACACTTCCAGGAAGCGCAGAGTTTGAAGTTGGTTTAGGTACCCTTAGTGGTGATTCTTCTACTTTAGCGAGAACAACAGTAATTAGTAGTTCTAACAGTGATAGTGCTGTTAATTTTTCTTCAGGTACTAAAGATGTTTTTTGTACATTACCTGCAAGTAAAGCAATTATCAAAGACGCTAATGGTGCTCTTGCGAGTACCACAATGTCAGGCGCTCTTGATCTTAATGGTAATGAATTAGTTTTAGATGTTGACGGTGACACAAGCATTACAGCGGACACCGATGATCAAATCGATATTAAAATAGCCAACGTTGATGTTGCTAATTTAACAACAGCGAACAGCGGTGACTTAGTTATCAAGACAGCAGTTTCAGATAAAGATTTTGCTATTAAAGGTAATGACGGTGGATCTGAAATTACAGCATTATCTTTAGACATGTCAGCAGCGGGAGCTGCAACATTCAACGATGATGTAGTTGTAGGCTCTAAATTAAAAATGCCTACGAATACAGCAAATAAAATTTTAGTAGCAGACGGCACAAGTTTTGAGGAAGTTGATTTATCTGGAGACGCTACAATAGCTTCTGGCGGTGCAATGACTTTAGCAAACTCTGGTGTGACTGCAGCTAGTTATACAGCAACAAATTTAACAGTAGACGCAAAAGGACGAATTACGTCAGCTTCTAGTGGAGCTGCAGGTGCTTCTGCGGGCTTCGTGATTGCAATGGCCGTGGCGCTGTGATATAAAATGAATAAAAGGAGATAAATAAGTGGCCCAAGATTTCGAGAGAGCTGTAGCAGCAGATGGTTCCGGAGACGTAGCTATCGGTACAACTGCTAGAACAATAATTACATCTAATTCTGATGATGCAATTATTGGTATTAGGTTATCAAATATAACAACAGCTACAATTAAAGCAGATGTATATATTACTAGCACTGCTAGTGGTGGTTCCGCAGATTCTTATATTGTTAAGAATGCTCCTATTGCAAGTGGTGGTTCATTAGAGCTTATCGATGGTGGTGCGAAAATTGTACTTTTATCGGGCGACGTTCTGAAAGCAAAATCAGACACTGCAGATAGTTTAAATGTATGGGTATCTTATATAGATAGCATTAGCACCTAGGAGGTATTATGGGATATTTAGGTAATCCAATCACACAAGATTTCACCTCTTCAACTTCAGTACAAACTTTAACAGGGGATGGATCTGTTTCTTATGCACTTTCAGCGGCAGCGGCCGTGCCAGAAGATATTGCGGTCCTACGAAATGGAGTACGTCAGAAACCAACAACCGACTATTCAGTCAGCGGTGCACAAATTACATTCACGACAGCCTTAGCGTCATCTGATACTTGTTTTATAATTTTTTTAAATAGTGTTGTTGGTACAAATGTACCAGGAACTGATTCAATAACAGCTCCTATGATGACATCTTTCAATGGTGTTTATGAAAACTTACAAACAATTTCATCAACTGTAGCAGTAGCTGCAAGCGATAACGCATTCTTAGCAGGCCCTGTCACTTTTACAGGTACCGTCACAGTGGAGGGTAATCTCACAGTCGTATGAGCACTCTTGAAGTAAATAAATTAGCGCCTCTTGCTGATAATGGCACAGTTACCTTAGGTGATAGTGGTGACACAATTACTATTCCTAGCGGAGCTACTATAACAAACAGCGGAACTGCCACTGGATTTGGTGGTGGTAAGATTGGTCAAGTAGTTAGTGCTACTAATTCAACTGCTCAAACTACAACATCTACTTCATTTGTAGCAACTTCATTAGCAGTAAACATAACTCCAACTGCTACAAGTAGTAAAATATTTATTATTGTTTCATGTAGTGCTTCTAATAACAACTCAGGTGATGTTTGTAGACATACAATTATGAGAAATTCAACACCTCTAAATACTGGTGAAGGATCGTCTATTCTTTTTTCAAGTGCTTCTACAGATATTAGAGCTGGAGTATCAGTGAATTATTTAGATTCCCCTAATTCAACATCACAGATAACTTATGCTTTAGGTCATAGAACTGGTGGTGCTGCGACTTCAGAAATAAATAAAAATAGTTTCACAGGAAGTATAATAGCAATGGAGGTATTAGCATAATGGGAACAATATTCGTAGATAACCTCGAACCGCAATCAGGCACTAGCTTAACGCTAGGTGCGAGTGGTGATTCTATTAAAGCATCAACTGGAGCAGTTTGGACAGGAACAGTTGCAGAATCTTCTTCAAGTTCAATAGTAGAAAATGGAAGCAACTCTAATGGCAAATTTACAAAGTTTGCTGATGGCACAATGATTTGTTTAATGGATGAAACATTAACAACACCAGCAGTAACAACTGATATCGGAAATGGTGGTCAAGTACGAAGTAACAATTACACTCAATCACTACCAGCAAATTTTACGGATACAAGTTATCAAGTTTCTTTTTCTGTCGGTAGACTTTTTATGGCAGGTTTATCAAGTAATAGTGAGCCTAGTTCAGTTAGTCAAATTGGATGGCATTTAAGAGCATGGTCTAGTGCGACTGGTGATGAAAATGTAAAAGTTTCTATTATGGCAATAGGTAGGTGGTATTAATATGAAAATTAAATTAAACCCAATGGTTGTTAGTAATTCAAAACAAGCACCTGTAATTTCTTTATCAGGACTGATCTTAACAATAGATGGACAAAAAATTGATTTATCAACTATCCCTGTTGGTGGTCAAGCTGAGTCAGACACAGATTTGTTACAAGGTATTGTTACTAGAGATGAAGTTACAGTAAACTATTTATATTCAACTGATATTTATGAGAGTAATCAATCAACTAAACAACAAGATTATGAATTTGATATAACTGAGGGTACAATAGCATGTCCTTTAAAAAGGAGAAGTGCTTAACATGTTTAAAAATATTAAAACAGCAGATCAAGTGACAACAGAAAAGTTTGAAGAAGCAATGCAAAATTTCAGAGCTAAAAGAAATATGTTATTAATGGAAACAGATTTTTATGCGTTATCAGATGTAACTATGAGCACAGAAATGTCTACCTATAGAACAAAATTAAGAAATATTACTAACGGATTAACTACAGTTGACCAAGTCAATGCTGTAACATTCCCAACGAAACCGGGAGCATAAATGTCAAAGATACTCGTAGATACCATAGACACTAGAAGCGGAACTTCTACCTTGACACTCGGTTCGACTAATGCAGGTACGATTGCCTTGGGTAGTGGTGATGTGCAGAGTAATTTTTTAGATCCATATTTCCATGTTTACAAAAGTTCTGATCAATCTATTTCCGATAATACAGATACAAAAGTACAGTTTAATGCAGAACTTTGGGATAGTAATAATTGTTTTGATTCTTCTACAAACTATAGATTTACACCAACTACTGCTGGTAAGTATTATTTATTTTCACAGTGTAGATATACTACTGGAAGTGCGAATGCAGTAGATTCATGTGGAATGGCTATTTTAAAAAATGGAAGTACACGATATTTTGAAAATATTTTAATTCCCAATTCAAATGGAAATGGTTGGGTTATGACAAGTGCTGGAATACTTGATTTTAATGGTAGCTCAGATTATGCGGAGGTTTTTTTAAATGTTGATGTAACTGGAGGAACTATACAAATTAAAGGTAATAGTACAAACTACAGGATGATGTCTTGGTTTATGGGATATAGAGTAGCATCATGAGCACGATCAAAGTATCAACAATCTCGCCTTTGGGCACAGACGCTACGAAGACGATTACGATGGGTGAGAGCGGTGGAATTATTACAAGAGCGAGTGGAGCAAATGCTAACTTTGCTGGAGTAAAAGTTGCTGGTATGTGGAGAATAAACACAGGTACAAATTTAGTTGCTGATACAGAGACTACTATTACAGCGGGTTGGGAAGAAGTAGATAGTGATGGATATGGAACAATTGGTAGTGCTATGTCAGAATCATCAGGTATATGGACTTTTCCCGAAACCGGTATTTATCAAATACTTTGGAATGTACAATTTAAAGACCCTCAAGCAGCTGGTAATCGGTGCACAACTATAATTTCAGTCACTACAGATAATTCTTCTTATTCTACAGCCACAGATAATTCAGGTAATTTTGAAAGCACATCTAGCCGAGCATCAATTTTAGCAAGTCATATTTTTGATGTTACTGATACAAGCACTCACAAATGTAAATTAAATGCTCTTAATACAGGTACAGTTACATTACATTCAGCAGATTCTCAAAGTAGAACTTGGGTGCAATTTATAAGATTAGGAGACACATAACATGTCAGTAACAACGATACCAACAGCGGGAATAGCGGACACAGCAGTAAGTACAGCTAAGATAGCAGATGATGCAGTGACTGCATCTAAAGCTGGTTTTGATCCCGGTAAAATAGTTCAAATAGTGAATGCTACTTATAATGATGTAACAACAACAAGTACATCTTATTCAGAATTTGCAAGTGCATCTATTACTAGAACATCATCTACAAATAATGTTTTAATTAATTGGAGTGGTAACTGGTGGATAAATTCTGGAGCATCAGATGGTTGGGTTGGTGGCTCTATAATTGTTGTTGCTGGTGGAAGTAGAAGATTTACAACAGGATATAAAGGTGGAGAAAGTATAGTAATTTATGTGCAAGGTGGAACTTCTTGTTCTTGGTATGACACTACTGACGAAGCATCAACAACATACAGTTTTCAAATAGGTTGTATTGGTTCTATTGTAGATGAAGTAGGTATTAATGGAATACACGATACCTCTGCACCAAGACCAAATACTATTACACTAATGGAGTTAGCAACATAATGGGCTATTTAGGCAATCCAATCGTACAAGGTAACTTCTCTCAGATCGATGATTTGAGCGGAAGCTTCAACGGTTCAACAACACAGTTTACCATACAAGTAGGTAGTAATACTCAGATTATTGGTAGCTTAGCACAATTACTGATTCATATTAACGGAGTGTATCAAGTACCAGGATCCGCGTTTACTGCAGGTTCTTCCAGTGGTACCATCGCTTTCACCGCAGCTCCTGCAAGTGGTGCAACCTTCTCTGGTATCATTTTTGGTGATACATTTGATGTAGGTGCTCCCACAGACGCAACGGTGACCGCGGCCAAACTTACAAGTATTAATGGTGCGTACAGAAATGTACAAACATTAACAGGAGGACTTTCTATTGCAGCATCTGAAAATGCGAGTATAGTAGGTCCTGTAACAGTGTCCTCAGGACAGACAATTAACGTAGCCAGTGGTGGAACACTGGTGATACTATAAGGAGTAAACAATGGCAGATTGTTCACAAGCAATACAATCAATCGGTTCTTATGAATTCGTCATTTCAGGTGATGTAAAGACGGAAGCTGATTTTAATGCTAATGTCAAATGGGTGTCTGGCGCTGACTCTAACGGAACTGCTATTTTTGGCTCTAAACCTGATGCAGTGACTTGGACAAAAGTTAAAGCCGACATGGACAAACAAGATGCGTTCGTTAAACAAAAAGCAATTAACGCAACAGCACAAGCATATTTAACATCTACTGATTGGTATTCAATCAGAGCAGCAGAAGGCGGAACAGCTATGCCTGCTGATGTGAAAACAAAAAGAGCTGGAGAACGCGCTAAGATTGTGTCATACGCAAACTTTAGCGGATAGGAGTAAACAGTGGCATCATTAAGCACAAAGGTAAAACTTTACTGCGCAGCTAATTCAAAGACTGTAGACTTTACAAAAGATGTTTTACTTCAGGATGATTCTGATGGTAAGGGCCCATACATCAAGGAATGGAATATTTCTGGTTTGGACAAACCAACAGCGGATCAACTCGCTGCACAAGAAGCAGCAGGTAACACTGAAGAAAAAAACAGCACTGTAAGAGCTACACGTAGAGCAGCGTACGGTGATATCGGTGAACAGCTCGATGAAATCTATAAAAACATCGATGCGTGGAAAACCAGAATTAAAGCTATTAAAGACGCAAACCCCAAATCATAAGGAGTAAGTAGTGGTATCGCAGTTAAAGGTAAATGAAATTATAAAGCAGTCAGGCTCATCAATTACGATTGGTGAGAGTGGAGATAGTATTACATTTCCTTCAACGGGAACTGCTTCAGGTATTTATACTAATACTCCTTCTTGGAGAGCACAAATAGCTTCACAAAGTTTGTCATTTAACACAACTACAAAAATAGACTATACATCAGAATTACAAGATACAAATACTGCATATGATACATCAAATAAAAGATTTACAGTACCTACCGGATTAGGTGGAACATACATGATTGGTTCTTGGTATAGAATTGGTTCAGGAACTGATGTAGAGGCATTTACTATTATACCTTATGTCAATGGATCAGCTCTTGATAGCAACAGACAATTACGATCATCTATGGTTCAAAGAAATAATAACACGATACAAATGTCAGGAACAATAGAATTGTCTGCTGCAGATTATCTTGAAATGTATGCCCTTAATGCCGATTCAAACGCAACATATACAATAGGTTATGACAACGCAGGACTTTTTTGGGGTTTTAAATTAATAGGAGCATAGATGACCAGTAAGCTTAAAGTAAATGTAATCAATGACAGTGGTGATAATAATCTCATCACGTCTAATGGTTCGGGTAGCGTAACTCTTGGTACAGCTTTTCCTGCTGTCGGTAAGATTGGTCAAGTGGTCCAAGTAAGTGGCAACAACGGAACTGCAACAACATCAACAAGTTTTGTAGCAGCTCCTATTGCAGTAACCATTACACCTAGTGCTACAAGTTCTAAGATTTATGTTTCAATAGGCTTCAACAATAAAACTTCAACTGACCAAGAATTTATCGCAACTATTTATAGAGATTCAACAAATTTAGGTGATAGTTCAGATGGTTTTTTTAAAGACCAATCTAAAGTAGCTAATAGTAAAAATTTTGTTTACATGCAATATGTAGACTCACCCTCAAGCACGTCAGCTATAGAATACAAAGTATATTTTAAAGGTGAAGGTCAAACAGTAACAGCAAATCAAGACGCTGCTGATTGGTCTTTCATAGCAATGGAGATATTAGCATAATGGCATTGAACACTTTACCCAACGCAGGATTAACGAATAGAGGTTATCCAAGCGATCGCCTCGTGACTCCGATCATCATCAACGGAGATATGTCCGTGGCTCAGAGGGGTACTTCTTTTTCTTTTAGTTCAAGCAGTGGATTTACAGTAGATAGGTTTGACTTTGAACGAACAAGTGGAGCTACTGGAGATTGCACCATTACTCAAGAGTCAGATGCACCTAGTAATACTGGTTTAGTTAAATCTGTAAAAATAGCCGTAGATACAGCAGAAACCCCAACAGGAGGTGGCAATTGTCTCTTTCAACAGAAACTTGAAGGATTTAATGTAGCACCTCTAGAACATGGACAATCAAATCCACCAAGTGCAACATTAAGTTTTTGGGTGAAATCTAATAAAACGGGAACATATAGTGTTCAAGTTAAAGCAGAAGGAAGCACTGGTCGTTATGTTTTATTTGATTATACAATTTCTTCAGCAAACACATGGGAAAAGAAAATAATAACATGGGTAGGAGATACAAGTGTTGCTCTGGACTATGACAGTTCTAGAAGGCTAAGAGTTATTTGGCATCTTGCAAGTGGACCTAATGATAAAGTAAGTCCAACAAGTTCATGGGCGACAAGCAGTATATTTCAAATGTCATCAAATGCAGTAAACTTTTTTGATGATGCATCTAATGAAATTTATTTTACAGGCGTTCAACTCGAAGTAGGTGAGTTTGATTCTACATCCATACCTGCTTTTCCTTTTGAGAGTTTTGCAAATAATTTAAATAGGTGTATGAGATATTGTCAAAAAAATCCACAAACAAGTTCTGGTGGAGATTATAAAGTAACAGCATCTGGTTTTGCAGACGGTGCATCTTTGGCTTTATGTTCTATAAATCCTTTTTCAGTAGAAATGAGAACAGTTCCAAGCCTAACAAGTAGTGGAAGTTTTAGAATACACAAATCTGGTGGAGCATCTAGTGTTTCAGGTGTCACTATAGATTCAGATACATCAGGCTCAACTAGCTTTACAATAAGATGTACCACAAGCAGTTTAACTAGTGGTCAAGGAGTATTTTTAGAACAAAGTAATGACAGTGATGCTCATATAATATTGGATGCGGAGCTTTAAATGATTAATACAGTAAAAAAAATATATTCAAAAAATAGTTTTAGTTATAAAGTAATTTACACAGATGGAACAGAATGGTCTGTACCTCACAATGAAGAAAACAGACACTACCAAGAGATACTTGAGTGGGTTGCAAATGGTGGTACAATAACCGATCCAGGAGCGTAACCAAGTTATTTGGTTTTGACGCTTTTGCATCGTCACCGTTTTCCGCACAAACAAATTTAAATAAAGTTTTTGTATCGGGTAATGCCGTTACAAGTGCGATTGGTAATGTTACACCCGTCGGTAAAGGTAAGGTTATCCTTACAGGTAACGCTGTTACCGCTTCTGTTGGCACAGTCATTCCAACAGATTTTGCTTTTGTAGACGTCACCACGAACCTCGTCACAACAGCTACTGGCACGGTTACCGTTATTGGTAAAGCCAATTTCTCGGTTACCGGAAATGCTGTTACAAGTGCGGTTGGGGACGCTACACCAAAAGCAGGAGCACGTGTTGTTCTATCCACAGCAGGTGTTGGAACTTCTGCTATGTCTTTCAATGGTGCTACTATCATTGGTAAGGCTGTGGTTCTACCAACAACAAACCTTGTAACAGGCGCTACAACTGCAGCTGGTGTCATTACTTGGAACCCAATTGACCCTGGAGCTGCACAAGATTGGACAGAAATCAATCTGGGAGCAAGTCAAACATGGACAAACGTCGAAACATAATATAAATTTGGAGGCAATATGGCATCAAGTTATTCAACATCACAAAAATTTGAACTCATCGCAACAGGTGAAAAAGCAGGTCTTTGGGGAACTGTTACTAATACTAATTTAGAACTAGTCGAACAAGCGGTTGGTGGTTATGTATCTATCAATGTGGCTTCTTCTGATCAAGCATTAACAATCAGTAATGGTGCATCGTCCGATGGACGAAACATGATTATCAAGCTAACAGGAACGTTGGCCGCGAACCGTAATGTGACTGTTCCTGATTCCATTGAAAAGATGTATCTCGTTGAAGATGCAACGACTCGAAGTTCTAGTCATTACACATTAACTTTTAAAACAGCATCCGGCACAGGTATTACAATGCCTGTCGGTTCTAAGATAGTAGTCTATTCAGACGGTACCAATATTAATTTAGTTAGTTTACAAAAGGGATATAACTCTCTTTCTAGCGCATACACAGCCGTGGATGGTGATCAATTAATTATTGATACCAGTTCTTCTGCTTTGACTATGACTCTTCCAGCATCTCCTGGTGTTGGTGATGAAGTTACTTTTATTGATGCCAAAGGAACCTTTGGCTCTAACAATCTTACCGTCGGTCGAAACAGTTCTAATATCAATGGCTCTGCTTCTGATTTAACAGTATCAACAAACGGAGCTGCTTTTACATTAGTTTTTTTAAACGCGACTCGCGGTTGGGCATACAAAGATAAAATTTAAGGAGGGTAAATGGCTCTCATTACCTTAGACTTTTTACCTGGGATAGACAAACAGGACACCACGAAAGGTGCCGAACGTCGATTTGTGGATTCTAATAATGTCCGCTTTCGTTATGGTCTACCAGAAAAAGTTGGAGGTTGGTCTTCTCTTCTACCAGACAAAATTGTCGGTGTTGTTCGAGCACAACATCCTTTCACAGATTTAGATGGCAATCGATATGTGGCCCTTGGTACAGATAAGTTTCTCTTATTGTACTTTGAAGGTCAGCTTTTTGATATAACACCAATAAAAAGTTCTCTGACATCATCGACAATGGCAACCGTTAATACTTCTACAACGGTAACAATTACAACAACATCTGCTCACGGAGCGTCGACCGGGGATATTGTACAATTAGATGCAGTGACTCTACCGAGTGGCACTGGACTCAGTGCTTCTAACTTTGAAGATAAAAAATTTGAAATAACATCTGTACCGTCAACGACAACTTTCACCATTACTTCTTCTGCAGCTGCAACCGCTACTATATCAACAGGTGGTTCAATGACTTGTAAAATGTATGAAGTTGTTGGTCCTCAAGAACAAACATACGGTTATGGTTGGGGTGTTGGTAATTGGGGTGGTACGGTTGACTCTGCTACAGTCACAACAGTAAATGAAGCATTGGATGCAAGTGAAACAACAATTACATTAACGAGTGCTACAGCTTTTCCTACTGCGGGTACTATTTTAGTAGATTCAGAATTAATTACTTATACTGGTAAATCAACAAATGATTTAACAGGTTGTACGAGAGGAGCTCTAGGCACGACTGCAGCGACTCATGATAACGGAGCAACTGCCACTGATGCCTCTGACTATAATGGTTGGGGTGTTGCAGTAGGTGCTTCTTTTGTTTCTTTGGAACCAGGACTCTGGTCTATAGATAACTTTGGTGAAGTTTTAGTAGCTACAATTGCAAATGGCAAAACCTTTACATGGAATGGTGGTGCTTCTGACGCAACATCAAATAGAGCTTCAACAAGTACATCTGGTTTTTCTACTTCTAATAATCCTACCGCAACAAGAGTTAGTTTAATATCACCTACAACAAGACATTTAATTCACTTTGGTACAGAAACAACTATAGGTACAGCAACAACACAAGACGATATGTTTATTCGTTTTTCTGATCAAGAGGATATTAATACTTTTATACCTTCTGCTATCAATGCAGCAGGTACACAACGATTGCAAGATGGAACTAAAATCGTTGGTGCTTTGAAAGCAAAAGAAACAATTTTGATATGGACCGACACTGCTTTGTATACCATGAAGTTTATTGGTGCCCCTTTTACATTTGGTTTTGAACAAGTAGGTACCAACTGTGGTTTGATTGGTAAGAACGCAGCTGTCGAAATAGATGGTGTTGCGTATTGGATGAGCAACAATGGTTTTTTCTTATTCGATGGTACAGTTAAGTCACTGCCTTGTTCTGTTGAAGACTTTGTATATGATGATATTGACTTAACCAAAGGACAACAAATTACTGCAGGTGTAAACAATTTGTTTACAGAAATTGTTTGGTGGTACCCTGCATCTGGTCAAAGTTTTAATAATAGATTAGTAGCATACAATTATCTCGAATCTTTAGGAGCACAAGTTCCTGGCGGTATTTGGTACACAAGCACTGAAGGCCGTACATCATGGATGGATTCTTCTATTTATCCTAAACCTTATGCAACTTCTTTTGCTTCTAGTGAAACAGGTACGTTTCCAGTCATTCAAGGGAATACAGGATTAGGGGCAACAACGTATTTCGAACATGAAATAGGTGTTAATCAAGTCAATATTGACGGATCGAGCACCGCGATTAATGCTTTTGTACAGTCTTATGATTTTGATTTAGAAGGACAAGGCACAGAAGGAGAACAGTTTTTAGCTGTTCGACGATTTATTCCTGACTTTAAAGTTTTAGAGGGAACAGCCAAAGTAACGTTGGCCGTGAAAAGTTTTCCTTCTCAAGAAGAATCAACAACAGGTTTAAGTCCATTTTCAATTACATCATCAACCACTAAAAAAGATACTCGAGCTCGTGGTCGATATGTCAATATCAAAATTGAAAACGATGACGTTGATCAAAACTGGCGATTTGGTACATTTAGTTTAGATGTGCAACCGGACGGAGGTAGATAATGGCAAAAATAAATGTTAAAATACCAGAACCGAAAGAAGATTACGATGTATCAAACCAAAAACAAATAAACAGAGCGATTGGTATTATTATTGAACAATTAAACTCTACTTATTTAGACGAACTAAAACAAGAAGCAGAACGTTATACATGGTTTAAATCTTCAGGAAGTACAAGTTAATGGCTAATATTTATAAAAATGCACAGTTTGATTTAACAAGCACTGACGTCACTGATGTTTATACTGTACCATCAAACTCAAGAGCAATTATTCAAAATATACACATGGCAAACATAGGATCAGGAAACGTTGTAGTTCATGCACATCTATATGACAGCTCTGTAACAACACAATTCACTTTTGCAAAGCATACTATCGCTGCAAATGAATCACAAAGTATATCAGATGGTTCTATTGTTTTAGAAGAAAATGATGTATTAAGAGTACAAGCAGCTAGTGCTAATGATATTGAAGGCACTTGTGCAATATTAGAAATAAATAGAGATTAAGGAGGTAGTATGTCTTTTTTAGAACCTGGTGGAAAAGTATCGGTTGTTAAAGATGGTAAAACCGTTGAAGAGATTGATGTCGAAACAGAAGTTACTCTTATAAATACTAAAACTAGTAAAGAGTATAATTCAGATAAAGAAGCTGAAGATGATGTAAACGATGTCAACACAGATACAAAACAAGAAGATTTAAGTAGAACTGTCAAGATTAGAATAGCTAAAATGCCGGATATTTTAAGCGACTCCAGCTCTTGACACTATGTCAGATATCGGTAAATTATACGATATTACCGTAGCTTATGGACTTTATAAGTTGTTTCCTCGCTACAAAGATCACACGTTCGAGGACGTGCTTCAACATATAGCCCCATCTGTTAGTATGAATCAGTATAAGATTCACTATAGAAATGAGCTACCTTATGCCTTTACGAATTGGGCATTTTTAAATGAGGATGCAGAAAAACGATTTATGACAACCGCCGAATTAAACCCTGAAGATTACAACAGTGGAGACATTCCCTGGCACATTGATACAATTTGCGTTGATGATGTGAAATCTGTTATGAAATGGACAAAACAATACTTTACTAATTTACTTGGATGTAATAAACCTGTAAAATGGTTGAGAATAACTGATGATGAGGTTATCACAAGAGTTGTAACAAGATATACAAAGGAACA